ATATTCACCTGTATTCATTTCATCAAGATTAGGTATAAACCCAAACTCTACTCCACCCATTTTAAAGCGTTGTATAAATGCATTCTCTTTTGCGAATAGACTATTAATGTTAGCAGTAATTTCAGCTACATCTTTGTATCTAATTTGTGCTACATCTTTTAAATCTATACCACAGAATAATTGCACCATCTTCTGTTGCAAGAATTCTGATTCTTCATTGTCTTTTGCTATAGATAAAAACTTTTGGTACTGTGCAAGTTTTATATCATTTAGCGTTGTTGGAATTGTTAATTCTATTTTCATTATGTTTTGTTTTATTTATAAATAAACATTTCACATTATTGTATTAAAGGCACAAAAAAAGGCAGCCATTTCTGACTACCTAATTAACCAACCTATTTAAAACTTAATCTTCATCTGCTCGTTCACATTGTTTGTCACAATATGTTTTTTCACAAGATGCTCCACAATACCTGCATTCGTTTTCAGGGTATTCGTTTTGGTAGTCGTAGTATTCCATAATTATTTTAACCAATTTTTACATTCTGTTAATGATTTACCAAAAAACGCTCTGTTGATATTTTCAGTATCTAAACCAAATACTACTTGCCAAGATTTAGAAACTTCTACATCTATATTTTGATTTACAATATTACCTTCTATTTTTTTATTTGTCCAAGTATCAATACCTTCAAACTTGTAGTTTCCGTTGTTTATTTTAGTGTATTTCATAATTTCTGATTTTTTGTTTGTTTTAACTTGTACAAATATACATCAGTTATTAACAATACAAAACTTTTTACAAATTTTAACAAAACTTTAACATTTACACTTTCAAATATTCTTCAGCTACCATATACATCTTCTGCATCTTCTTTATCTCACCTATATTTCTTGGTAGGTTAATTGATACTTCAACACCTTTAACGTGATGAATGTAGCATTGAATAGTCGCTATAATTTGTCCGTATGTCATTTGTCTATTTGCTTTGCAAATTAATAAACGTAATAAGTTCCTTTGTTTGGATTTTCTAATTGATATGATACTATGTACCTTAAAGCATCTATCAAGTGATTATGGTTGTCTATAGGTGTATTAGATTTCTTTTCTAACCAACAGTAGTTGTTTAGTTCCCTGATTAAATTAATTGATTCAGGTGTAATTATTAAATCGTAATCTTGAAGTAAAGCTATTCCAAATGTAACCGAACCTTGACCTTTAATTGCAGGTACTATATTCAATCCTGCAGTTTGTAATTCAGATATCAATCTTGGTTCAGCAGAATCAGCTACTATTAAACTATCTAAACAATGCTGTTTATTTAACTGATAAATCTGTGATGTAGTTAACGCAGGTAGATAATACCTTTCGTTTATGTATATCTTCTTATTAGCAGTATCTATATTGCATTCTACTAATGTGGTTGGGTCGTTACTAAATCCAAAATCCTGACCGAATGCAGAAGCACCCACTTGCTTATATTCACCTATTGTCCAATTGTTAAAGATTACACCTTCAGCTTTATCTAACCATCCACCAAGAATTTGATGCTTGTATTTTTCAGGTCGTCTTTGCTTGATGTTTTCTATTTGACTTATAAAAGATTCTGAAAGGTTTTCTATATTATCTAAATAGGTTGTATGGATGTAAGTAGTATCACCTTTGATTAAATTAGCACCTGCTTGTATTCCTTTATCTTCAAAGAACTTCTTATATATGAAGTGTTCTTTTGTTGCAGGATTCAGGACCAATAGAACTCTATTCTGTACACCTTTAGTTCTAATACTGAAGTCAATCTTTTCAAATACTTCTTCATCTGTTAGTTCTTCAGCTTCATCCAATACCCAAGTAGTTACACCTGCCAAAGATTTAAGTGATGCAGTTTGTGTTCCACTACTCGTTTTAATCCCTTTAAAGAGTATTTTAGAACCTGTTTTAAGATTTACTATTTCATCTTTGGTAATATAAAAATCGTTGCTTAAATCGGCTGATTCTATCTTATCTATAAATTCAGGAATGATAGATACATTTGCTGATGTCAAAGTGTAACGTGTAAATAGTATAACGTGTCCAACCTCGTAAGTTAACAATAGCAGAAACGAGTTCAAAGAATATGATTTCCCTGAACCCCTTCCGCCTGTTATTACAAAGTACCTACTATCTGAACCAAGTAGATTGTATTTGTTATTTAGACTTATCAATTTTGAATATATCTTTTATATTGAAGTCGTTAATATTGTGAGTAGTTTCAACTATTTCTTTTGGTTTGCCAAATATATGTTCGGCTATAAACAGTTGACCTCTTTGTGATTCCATTAAAGTTCCTTTGACAAAAGCAATCTTTGTTTCATCTTCAGTTTCTTTATTGTATAGTTCTTTTAATGCTTGGATAAAAATATTGTTTACCTTTTGTTCTTCAACTTTAGTTTTTCTACCTGCATTTTTATTACCACCGTTATATTTTCTTTTATCTATTTTTTCCATATTCAAAAAAGTTATCATTATTGAATTTATAATAAATAAAACTTATAGTTGTTAAATGAATTCATATTCGTCTTTGTATTTCTGCAAACCATTTGGTCTGTTATTCAAAGCTAAAGATAATGAAGAACGATTTAAACCTGTTTCCCTGCATAGTTGTATCATACCACTAAATACTTTACCATCTGATTTTCTTCTGATTGGTTTCATTCTATGTTGTTGTTCTTTTTGCATCTTTAAACTCTTATCAGATAGTTCTACAAAGTCATATTGGTTCTTTCTATTGTGGTATTTGTTACCTTGTTTAATTTGATTTAGATTATAATAGTCTATTGCTTCCCATTTCGGTTTAGGTAAATCCCAAAGGTAAGATGTGTTATCGTTTCTTAATATTTCTATTATTTCTGTTATCTTCATAACCCTTTTTCTTTTTTGAATATTTCTAATACTTTTTTCTTATTGCTATAAATTTCAAGCGATATTGATTTATGATTTTTATCAATCCACTCTGCAAACTGAATAGCGTAATCATCTGCTATCTTTTCACATTGAATTGATTTGTTATTATTATCATTCACATTATAAAATGGAAGTAATGCCGAAAACTTTTCTTTTAGTGTCATAATCTTATGTTTTTATTCATTGTATAGAATGCTTCTAATCGTAAAGTGATTAAATCGTGTTGTTCAGTTCCTTTAGTAGCTTCTAATAGGTTGTTTAGGTTTTCTATTATTTTGTATTCGTATCTTGGTTGATTCAATTGCTTTTCTAAATCGTGCAGCTTCTTCTTAAAGATATCTTCTTGTGATAGTTCTTGTTCTACTTCACCACCCAATAGTTTTAATATTAAATTCTTGCAGTCTAATAACTTTGGATTGTATTCTTCATACATTGAAAAGTTCTTTAGTGAATGTACTACTGTAGCGTGATTCATATCGAAGTCTGCTGCTATAGATTGTAAGCTTCTTTTACTATATAGTTTTCTTACTAAATAGAAGTATAATGCTCTACCTTCAATTATTTCTCGTTTCCTGCAAGTCTCAGTTATATCTACTTTTAACTCTCTTAAGATTAATTCTTTTATCTGATTTTCCATTTCTTTATTCTGTTTTTAGTTTTAATAAGTTCCAACATTCAATATATCTCTGTCTTGCTTTTCCTTTATGTATTTCTTTAAACAAATTGTATATCTTTTTTGTATATTGGTATTTTGAATTACATTCTGATAAATACTTTTCAGCAAACTTTTTACCATATCCTTTACAGTAGTTTACATTATCTGCTGTATCTCCTATTATCATCTGTTCGTAAAAGTTATACATTGCTTCTTCTTCTGATATGTCATAAACTTCTTTATGTTTTATATGATAGTTATACATCAAACAAGGAAATTGTTTATAGTCTTTATCTATTGAAACTATTATTACATTATCCCTTCCTATTTCGTTTGACAACTCATACCAATGTTTTGCTACTACATCATCTGTTTCGCATCCATATCCCCAAATAGAATTATATTGCTCTTTTACAAAACAATGCATTTCATCTAACAAAGGTGGTAAGTTATTATAATCTCTATTAGCTTTATATTTCTTTGAAATGTATTTTCTGAAATTGCCCTTGCTTCCTGAAAAAGTTCTTACTTCATTTATTTCATATAAATCTTCTAAGTGATTTATAATCGACATAAACACTTCATCAAATTTAGCTATTGAATCTTCTATCTTATAGTGAAATCCATCATCATCTATATTTTCTCTTTTCTTGTAGCAGCTTGAAAATATCAAACTATCTGCATCAAATAATACTATCATAATTTTTTAATTTTTTCTTGCATCTTGTATAATTAAGTCGTAAATATAATAGTGTGTTTGTATATCTCTTTCAGTTGAATCTATCATTGCCATAAATTGGTCATCATTTAATTGTTCATTGAAGTATTCTTGGTATATCCATTGCAAGTCACGTTCAAGTGATTGTATCTTGCTAAATATCTTTATTGTTGCATCTTCATTCATTGTCTTGGTCAAGGTTTAGTATTACATCTATTTCGTTTGTAAAGTATGCTGATTGCATCCAATCGTGTTCTAAAGCTGATAGTACTGCTTTTAGTTTAAGTGCTGCGTAATCGTTTTCTAATGTTTCTAAAACGTAGATTACATTCTCTAATTCTGTTTTAATTTCTTGCTTTGTCATTTTGTTTGGTTTTAATGTTGATACAAATATAAACAACTTATTTACATAAAATACATTTTAACAAAAAATTAACATAAAAAAAGGATAGCTAATTGCTACCCTCTAATTTTTGCTTTATAATCTTTCTATATACTGCATTTACTCTTTCACTATTTAACCCTCTGTTATAGTTAAACTTCATAATGCGTTGTATTCTTTGTAGTGGTGATTGCTTCATATCTATAATCTTTTAAGTTTTTCTAAATTTTTATATGTTTTCTGTATCCATCTTATAAATTCTTCTTCAGTATTATTATTTTTAGATATGTTGCACATCTTACAACAAGAAACTGAATTTTCTTTATTGTAACCTTTTTCATTATCTATTCTATCTACACCATTGTATGTTACGTTATAGTAGTTTTTAGAATAAACATTGCTTGGTTCAACACCACAATAATAACAATTACCTTTTAATAATTCAATAAAATCTTCAAACTCAAATTCAAACAATTTATTTCTTTTAATAGCATTATTCTCATAGGATTTATATATATGAAAATAACCTGCATTTGGTTTTGCTAACTTATATCTTGATGTTCTTGAGTTAATAGCATTAGATATAGCTTTTATACATCCACAAGATTTTGTTTTATTAGCAGTTAGTGCAGTTGTAGTAACAATAGATGTATTACCGCAATCACATAAACATTCCCAATATCTTTTTCTATAGTTTTTGTATTCGTTGTGAACTGCTAAAGATAAAACTGTTAAATGATTAAACTTTAAACCAATTAGATTTTCTTGTTTTGCTCCCATTGTTGTTTTATTTTGTAAAGGTAAAGAGTAAAATCCATACTTTCTTCAATTGCGTGTTCTACCCATTGACCAAAATCTAAATCTACCCTATCTAATGTGGTATTGTATTTCTTTATTCCTACTTCACTACGTTGTTTAAATTTATTAATTACTGATTGTACTACACTATCTTTTACTTGTGCTTCAATCCATTCTGACATTGTATCTTTTACTTTACTCATAATAATTTACTTTGGTTAACATATAATTCCATTATTTTTTTTGTTGCTTCATATTCGCTGAACTCTATCTTCTTGTTATTCTCTTTTAAATAGATTACATTCTTGTAATCGGATGGAATATACTTTACAATGTAGAATCTTTTATTAGTGTTTGCTTCTAATGAATAAGCTACATTCTTTTTAACACAATACACCATAGCATTTACTTGTGTGTAATGTGGTGAATAGATTTCTATTTTCTTTTTAGCCATCGATTCTTAAAAATTCAGCTTGACCGTATTCCAAGAACCATTCTTTGTTTTCTTTGTACTTTTCAATTACTGCATTAATCATTACAAGTTCATCTAAATCTGAAGTAGTTAATTTTATAATCACATCTTCTATAGCATTTAAAATGTTTGTAGTCATTTCTGCATCAGCTTTATAAATCTTTCTGTATTCATCATAAACTGTTGTTTCAAGGTGTAATATTACTTTGTTAAGTAAATGCTTTAAAGCACCGTTATATTGCTTTGTGTAACGTAAATTCTCGTTACATTCTAAAAGAAGTTGTGATAATAGCACACTCTTTAAATATTCTAATTGGATTGGATTGTTGTTCATTTTACTTCGATTAAGTTAATTAATAATGTGTTTATTTTATTTTTTGTTGTTTCACTTTCACATAATATACCATTGTCGTAATATATTAAAAAATGTGGTACTTTAAATTCTTCTATGTATTTACTTCTTTGTACATCGTGATTTTGTTTTGCGTGTTGTTGATATGGTGTACTCATCAACTTATATGTAATAGGTTTTATTTGTATTCCTAAAAATAAAGTTCCTTTTGAATAAGCTTCCCAATCTGTGAAATAGTTTTCGTCTAATTCGTATGGTGCTTTTTTAAATTCTACGTTTGGAAATTCACTTTTCAATTCGTTTATTACATCTATTTCGTTTAGCATACCATTCCAAGTTTGGCAAAGGATTCTAAATTTAGAATAGTTGTAGCATATATCCAAATCTAATTCAGTAATTTCTTTTATTTTTTCTGAAACCTCTTTAATAATTTCAATGCCCATTATTGATTTGTAATATAGAAACCAATCTTTAGCATTTATTTCAGTTGTCTGTTGGAAATAATCGTCAAATAGTTTAGCACATTTACCAACGTTTGAACTCCTGAACAAGTGTACAATCTTCTTGTTCTTATTCAAGGAGCTATAAACGTCTTTTTTTATGCTTAATTCAAATCTATTTCTTTGATTTAATTTAATCATTTACTTTATATTCATTGTAAACTTTTCTTAAATCTGAAATAGTATCCCTCCAACAAGAACCACAATTAGAATGCTGAATTTTTACTTCAAATACTCTTTCGTAAATACCCTGAATTGTCCATTGTTCATTTGGTGTTAAACTACCTTTTGTTGGTTTAATAAATTCAGTTAGCATATTGTAATCTGATTCTGTTAAACAGTTTACTTTTTTTCTGTACGGAATTAAGTTGTTTAGTTTTGCTTTACGTTCTTCACAACCACAGTCAGTTCCTGTTAGTTTGTTGAATACTTCTACTGCAGCTTTAATACCTGTTGCTTCAGTAATCTTTTCAATTGTGTCACCTAATCCTTTTGATGGTGCTTTTGTTCTTGCTTTTGCCATAGTTTTTTTAAATTAATATTAATTGTTTTTCTATTATTTTATTACTTTTCTTAATATTATCTATAGCCCACAAAGGCTGAAAATTTGTATAATGATTTAACTTAATTAATTCTTCTTCATTCTTTGCAAGTGACACAGGGTAAATATGGTCAAGATGCCATTTACCAAAATTATCCCAATTCATTCCTTTAGTAAATTTACTTTCTAAATATTTTTTAAATTCTTCAAATGAACATCCTAAATATTCAAATGTTTTTGTTTTTTTAGAATAACCTTGATTCTTAATTGAAATCCAAATTAAAGAAGATATGTTTCCACGTAATTTAAATAATGCATCTGTTTTTTTTCTTTCTTTTTGGTATTTAGCAGATGTTTTATTTATTTTATTTTTATTTTCTATTAACCAATCAGTTCTTTTTTGTTTGTTGTTTTCAATCCATTTTTTAGACCTTTCTATTAATTTTTGTTTATTGTTTAAATGATATAATTTATGATAATTTTTAAACTTTTCTTTGTTTTTTAAATTATATTCTTCTCTTTGTTTTTTTAACTTTTCAATATTATTTAATCTATAATTTTTATTATATTTTTTTTTACAAATTTTACATTTACCTAACAAGCCATATTTACCTGTAGGGTGTTTATTAAATTCAGTAAAATCTTTTTTTATTTTACATTCAGTACATATTTTCATAATCTCTTTGTATATAATCTTGATAATCTTTCATAAACTTTTCTTTTAAAATAGCTTTGTGATTTTTTAAAGAGTGAAATATTGAAATCAAACTAATACCTGTTTCTTTTGAAATATCACGCATTGATAAATCTGTATCTCTATACAGTTTAAATAGTTTTCTATCGTACCAATTCCAATCTTTAATTTCTTCATCAATTAGTAAACATATTTCATTATAAGCTTTGTGTTCTTCTATGTTTGAATCATCAAATAATTCCCAACATCCATCAATGTCAACTTTGTTTACTTTTTTCTTTTTATTATAGTATTGGTAAAACAAAGAACGTAATGTGAAATACATATATCCTTTTCTTACTTCACCATCTGAATCCAAAAGCTTTTCTGCATCTGCATATTTCAACAATGCAATATAACTTTCTTGAACTATGTCTTCAGCATAATCAAATTCACCAAACGATTGTACCACTTTAATCCAATCATTGTGATACACGGCTACTTTAGCCAACCATTGGTTATTCATAAGTTTCCCAAACTATGGTAAAACATATTACACCTAAAAGAACTTGAATAGTGTGATTAGTTACACCACCTTCTTCTTCACCATCGTAAAGCCATCCAACCATAAACCCAATAATAGGATTTATAATTAATTCTCCACCGTACTTTTGAATCATCATTAAGATAATCCAACAAACTGCTGCAATAGCAAATAAAATTGTAATCATATAAATAGTTTAAATTAATAATCAATTCTTCTTTTCTGATTACTTTAAACTAATATTTTTATAGGTATAATTTAGCATCAATTACACCAAACTTTTTTTCTACTTCTACAGGTCGAACTTGAAAATTAACATAGACGTGCGTTAAATTTTCATCCTTTTTATACATATTCTTAACTGCATCAGCTACATCTGTAAAATGCAATTCATTTTCTAATTCTATTAAGTCTTCTATTTGTTCTAACTTCAAAAGTACATCTTGCACAAAAGAAAACATAACTTTATTATCACAGAATATTAATCCTGTTCTTGATGCTGTATTTTTTAATTCTTGAATTTGGTTTTTAATAGTTGTTTTCATTTATCAAATATATAAAAAAGTTATTAACAATTTAGAATACTCCTTTTAATGGGTCATAAACTGCTCCTTCTACTTGTGGTAATCCAAAGTTATTGACTTTAAAACTAAACGTTTCAAACGATGCGTTCCTACTTCTTTTGCAGCTTACTGTTACCAAGTCTTTGTTTACTGTGTTAAGTTCTAATTGTATTTGTGTTTCTGTTTTCTTTTCTAAAAATGAACCTAAATGTCCTGTAGGTTTATCTGAACCAAAGTTACTATGAATAACTGTTATAATGTGGCAATTCAATTCTTTTGACCATTTCATTAATTTCTGTACTACTGCATTTGATTCTTCAATATTGTTTACATCACTACATAAATCAGCTACACCATCTATAATTACTAAACCTACATCTTTACCTTCTAATTTGTCATACAAGTACCATTCTATGAATTGGATGCGTTCTTTAAATCCTAATTGACGTAGTGCAAACGTATGATATTTCTTTGTGTCTATTTCAGTCATATCAATTGGTCTTCTAAAAACCATTTGTGCGTGAAAGTTCCCTTGCTCTGTATCGAAATGTATTAGGTGTTTTCCGTTGCTATAACCTTGTAATTCTCCACCGAATGCATCAAGTCTACCTTTCATATAAACCGCACTTAAAAGTGAAATAAAAAATGTTTTCTTGCTTTTAGGTGGTGCTTGTACAAAGCTGAAGTTTCCGTATGTTCCTAATGGTAATGGAAACTCTTTTACACCATCTTTTGTTTCGTATGTTTTTGTACCTAAAGATAAAGCCGGTTCAGGATGTTCTATTTTTTGTGTTGGGTCTATTCTTAATTCATCTTCATACATTTCCATAAGAAGCTGTATTGCATCTTTATCTAATTCCATAATGTTTTTTGATTTAAAAAGGGGAGCAATATCCCTTTACTCCCCTGATTTAATTTAGAAAGGCAAATCTGAAGCTACTTCTTTAGCAGTTGCAGGTTGCTCTTTTTTTACTGCTACGATGTTACCATCTGTCCATACCACGTTACCGTTACCGATATAGTTTTTAGCTTTTTTAGCTTCACGTTCTTCTTTAGTTTGTGAATCTGTTAAAGAAACATTTTGCCCAAATTGGTTAGCTTCATCGTTAATACCGATAGTGAAGTTGTAATACACAGCTCCATCTTTACCTGCTACAAATTTTTCTTTTGGTAATTTGTCTACTCTTAAACTTACATTAATTAATGCACCCATAATAATTGTTTTTTGATTATTTACTTTGCCTACTCTATTCAGTTTTCGGCTACCCTGTTTGTTAATCTTCAGTTTCTTCAGTTTCATTAAAAACTTCAAAAATAAATTGTTCAATAAATCCTTCTTGTTGCAAAGCTAATCTAAAAGCTTTTTCAAATTGATAACTATGTACAAATCCATTTGTATCAATAGTAACTTCAGGACTATAATCATCTCTTTTAACTATTATTTTCATACTATTTTACTTTTAATAATTCGTCTTTAACTGCTTTGGCTAATTTATACTTTTTTTCAATAGCTTCTATGTTACCACCACTTTTTAAGTATTCAATTGATTTAGTAAATTCAGGTGTATTTTTGTTTAGCCATTTTTTGTCATCAGTTGGTGCATTATTTGCGACATCTGTTTTGTCGTGCTTATTTACAGCATCAGCATCTTGTGTATCGTCAATTAGTAATAGGTTGCCCAATGCGTACTTTTTAGCGTATGAACTTGCAGAACCAAATTGTTGTGGTACTTGCATTCCTTTTTGGTTTAAGTCTACACCTACAATTGCAATAGCTGATAGTTCATTAATTCCGTTGTTGTCATATACAGTAGCAGTAGATTCCATAATAGGTAAGTCTGAACCTACGTTAATTAACCTTTCTGTAATGGTAAAAGATACACCATACTTTTCATTGAATGGTTTTAAACCTTCTAATATATCTTCAGCACTTCTAAAGTTATATTTTCCAAAGCTGTTAAACCTTGACTTGTTAGCTTTAAATTCAATTTGAATTCTGCTTAATTTTTCGTTTAATGATAACTCTTTCATCTTTAATTTTGTTTTAGTTCGTAAATTTGTTGCTTAATTAATGTTTTGTACTCTTGTGTAATTCCTTCTTCTAATGCTTCAAAGCAATAAGTAGATAGTAAATTGTTTTCCTGTTTTAGTTTGCAAATTTCTGCCTGTAATGCTTCTATTTGAAATCTGTTAAAGTCAATTAAATCTTTCATCCTATTTTACTAATATAAAGTTTACTACTATTAAAGCTGATAAAGCTATCATTCCAATAAATACACAAAAGTTTTTTGCATCGTTTCTAAATTCTTTTTCTTCTCTTGACATAATTTCTGTTTTTAAAATTGTTATTTGTTATTGTTTGATGAAGCAAATGTATAAATTCATTTTAGATAAAATACTATGATTTTAAATTTTAACATTTCTTTAACACTTTAGCTAAAAAAAGGGCTACTAATTAAAGCAGCCCAATTTAACATTAACCAAATTATAATAAAAGAATTAATCAGAAAAGAAATATTAAGTAGAAATAAGATTTGAATAAT